TCCCTTAATGATCCTACTAGTTACATTACCTGTAGGGGACATACGAGCAACCCATTCATCCCCAAGGATACGGCGGCATCTGTTAATAATATAAGGTATATCAAAGAACTCAGAGTTCCAACCAGATAAGATATCAGGAAAGTCCTGCTCTAGATGCTGAATATACTTCTTAAAGAGATCTTTCTCGTCATCACACTTTATGTAAGTTACATCATCTTGATGATTCTTGTAGTCGTATAACCCAAAAGTCGTAAAGTGATCTGCTATAGTATCATATACAGTTATAACAGTTACTTTATGATTACCAGTTTGAATATCTGGGAAGTCGTCAGGAGAGTAAGTCTCGATATCAATAAACATCGTCTTAATGGGATGCTTATTGAAGTCTTCTTCTTCGTTCTCCTCCCAGTAACGATCTACAAGATATTGTTGATGTGATTGTAAGTTTTCAAATACTCTCTTAATGCCGGTATCTTTAATAAACTTGTACCGACCATACTGATTCTGGAACTTTTTCTTAATTAACTTAGTACCGAAAATGGACTCGTATTTACCATTACCTTCGACGAATAAATACGGTTCATGAGACGTCTCGTATGAGATACGCTTACCGTTTTCATCCCACGTAAAGAGTTTAACTGAACTTTCTCTACCATTATATACTATATTTCGATAACTCACACCATAATTATAATGTAGTTCCGCGTAGTATCAACCTATTTATTATGTCTAGCTAGATTAATTCTCTTAGGATCACCGACATGGTATTGGTAGACTTCAGTATAACAGTCGATGTTATTGTCACTCTCTAACCAGCGGGTATCAGCATAGGATGAAGCCTTTTTGCATAAAGACTTATAACGCTTTCGATCACCTAGAGTCCTCTCAATTTGAGCAATCATCTCGTCTCCTGTTTTGAATCTAATAGGGGCATTCTCGTACGTGCATATATCCTGGCATGCAATAGGTAGACCTAGTGCACATGCTTCGATATATTTTAAATCTGATTTTGAACGATTAAAAACATTATCCTGTAGAGGTGCTACAACCATATTGACGTTTAGATCACGTAATTTATCACCATATTCAAATAGCCTTGCCCATGGGTGAAATTCAATCTTACCGGCCATAACGAGCGGTTTGAGTGATAACGGGAAAGCTCCTAAAAATACCCATTGATATTTATCAACTGTTTTTGCGATAACTCTATTTACATGCTCGAAGTCATCCTTCTGACCTACATTATTATCAACATCGAAGTGGGCTCCGGAGCCAGCGTATAAGATTCTTGGTTTCTTTTGATTATCCTCAAAACTCTTCATCGTGCGATTTAGATCACTTCTGTTACCTAACCAAAACTTAGGCATAAAATTAGGTATAACAGTTACGTTCTCATTACCTGTCTTCTCTTTATAGTAGTCACGCATGAATGGACATGTAACGGTAATCTCGTCACACATAGCCATAATCTCCTGAGCACTCTTTCTGATTTGAGGATCTGTAAATGCACTTTTAAACTTATTATAGTCAGGTATATCTTCCGAGAAGCAGATGTCATCAATTTCATATATAAGTCTAAAGTTTTGCTTGTCTGCAACACCACGTAAAAATTTAATAAAATGTAATTGCTGTGGCGTTGCCTGTCTCTGTATACGTACACCTTTTACTCCTGTGTATTGTCTCGCATCCCCGTTCATTACCGTCGTTCCGTGTACAACAGCTTTACTATGAGCATTCATAACCTGCTCAGGCCATATCATCCTCCAATGACCGCAACCGGAATAATCAGCATAGTAGTTCATAAAACGTGGCATGCCGAGCTCCGGGGATTGTGGTACTGGTTGCTGCCCTTGTTTAACGCCACGTACTTGACTAGCTAGTCCCATTGGCAAATTAGCTTGCATAGGTGAGGCTTGGAATGGAAGTCTGTTAAGCATATATATACTATTAATTATAGTAATTTTTTATTTAATCCACAAATTCTACGCGTTTAGTAATACCGTTACTCTTCTCCAAAAATACAATATCACCGGTGGCAGCTTTAATGCTTTCCTTACGATGGCTAATAACAAATATACACTCTTTTTGCGTTTCAACACGATCATTTAAGATCTCTAAAACTAAGTCAACACCTTTTTCATCGAAACTACTATCAAATAGCTCATCATAAAAACTAAGGTTATAGTGAACATCTCCTTGAGCTTTTCGCATATCCATAAATGAGAAGAGGCATGCGAGGTCAATAGCTTTTCTTTCAGCTCCAGAAAAGTTATTATAGAGACATACCTTACCTTTTTCATTAATAATCTCCTCTTCAAAATACTCATTAAAGACGCAGATACTATTACTATCTAGTTTCTTGAGATAGTGCGTAAGTTTAGAGTTAAAGTTGCGTAAAATTTTCTTAACGATAAAGCTCTTTACTCCTTCTTCTGAGACGACAAACTTTGCAACATCTAAGAAGTCTAATCTATTTTTAAGACTGTTAATATCAGCCTTAATAGTATCAACCTTATCTTGATACTCATTAACTACACTATCAAAAGTATTAGTTTCATTCCTTACTCCTTCTAACTCACTCTCAATTTCGGTTATACATTTTTGTATATAATTAACAGAGTCACTAACTTGACTGATACTATATTTCTCTCTCTCGATGTTAGTAATTTTATCGGCTAGAGTTTGAATTGCATTATTAATTTTCTCTTCAAGAGTCTTTTTACCATTTAATTCACTAGTAAGTTCATCTAGTTTTATTTTCTGATCGGTTATACCAGCCTTTATATGACGCTTCTTTTCATTGATAGCTTCTATATCATGATCAGCAATCGGTCGGAGACAAACCGGGCAATCGGCTTCTGATGTACCTATCTGTTTATAATCTTCAGCTGCAGTTCTTAGCGTCAGCCTACACTCAATTAAATCATGATTAATTACATCTATTTCATCTCGTACTGCTTTCTTTTTCTGGCTTACTTCCTCTTTCTTTTCTTCAAAGGGAGTAGCATCTAAATTATTAATACTATCCAGTCGCTCATTAGCTGCTTTAAGATCAGCTGAGTGTCGGTTGCAGGTTGACTCTAATGTATTAACCTTCCTGCCATGGTCAATATCGAAATTATTCTTATGATTCTGCTGTAGTTGCAAATAACCGGACGTTTCTTCTAATCGAGTAACATTAATATCAAAGTCTTTCTTAACCTCGCTCTGATCACTTCTAACATCATTTAGCATCTTAGAGAATACTTCTAGATTAAAAATCTTTTCAATAAACTTACGTTTCTCAACCTTATTCTTAGCCATAAAAGGTATATGGTTATTGAGAGTCATGATAACACAATTTTGAAATATCTCTGGTGATGATGACAATACGGTTTCAATATACTGGTTTGTATTTTGAATAGTATCACGTGTCTTATCAACATCATTCTTATATATTGTGCATTTTGATGGCCCTAAGGTGCGTACAATTCTAAAGTCATTTATACCATATTGCGGGTCATCAACACTAAACAATAGCTCGACAGATGTCTTACCGTCTGTTAAATTATTAGGTATAAAGGTCTTCTTAATTTCGCGTAATGTATTACCAAATATTGAGAAGTATAGAGCATCAGCAATAGTACTCTTACCCACACCATTTCTTCTATCCTCCTTATCGCGATTTATACCAGTAACAATATGCAAGCCAGTCTCGAAGTTTACCTTCACTACTTCTTCACCGACTGATAAGAAGTTCTTAATTTTTAACTCTTTAAAATTTACGTATTTCATTTTGGTCTATCTACTGATCGGTTATATAGTTCTGTAGTGTATTTTGCAACTTCACTCTTATTATCAATATCTAACATGTTAATAAATTCAGTAATAGCTTCCGACATATCTACTCCAGAAAGATCAAACTCATTATCTTCTGCGAATTGTACTTTATTATAATTAGCATCATAATCAATTCTAATATCACTGGGCTTATAACTAGCAAGTTTTGTAACTAGTAAATCCATATCTGCAGAATTAACATTTTTATCTACAATAAATTTAATAATGTTACCGGTTACTTCAGATCTAAAGTATGCTTCAGGATCTTTTTGTGTTATAAGCTTAGATAGGAATATCTTAACATGTTTAGGTGTTACGGTATTTTTATAAAACTCATAACTTAAATCCTCGAGATCTAAAACATAATATCCTTTGGTCTGGCCTGAATCACCGAAATCCATTTCATAAGGGTTACCGACATATATGATTTCACTATTATCAAACTTTCTACTCGCTCTTAAGTGGAAGTGGCCTGAGAATACTAGAGGCGCTTTATTAGCTAAAGCTTCAGGATTATCACCATGGTCACAAACCTTGAAGGAGTTCATTTTAAAGTTTACTAGCTCGAAGTGACCGAATACTAGATCACAATCTGGAATGTCTTTTAGTTGAGTGCCCCATGGGCAGAAGACTGTATTAACGCCGTGTATATTACATTGCGCCATTTTATCATAGACTGTAAGGTTACTATAACCTCTCAATATACTCAGACTGTTAATCTCACTTGTATCTTTATACCATGCATCATGATTACCAGTAATCATCGTAATATTAAAGTCACAGAATTTATCTAAAAAGTCTTTAGCGAAGTTTAATGTTTTGACGCTTATCTCATCCCTATAATGGAAGAAATCTCCACAAAAGATAATATCAGAAATACCTTTAGACTTCAAGTCTTCAATATACCAGTCACTCCATTGATTTGCTACACCTAGCCAGAAGTCACTATTCTGGTGAACGCCGAGGTGTATATCAGAAAATATAGCTACCTTTTTACTCATATTAATAATCGTCATAATTTGGCTTAACATAAACCTGACCGCCACCAGAATCTAACATCTCTCTCTCATAAACCTGCTCTCTATAATCACATAGAGTTTGATGATGTTTTTTCTCCTTTTTAATTCTATTAATAAAGGCATGGAATGCGATAGTAGTAAAATAAGAGAACGGATTATATTCTGAATCTACATTGAACTTTTTATTCTGCAGAGCTGTATACATCTTAACTAGAGCATCACCAATCATGTCTTCTTTATAAGTGTAATTTATAAAATTAGATTTATTACCTAAGCCGTAAGCGATCCTCTTAAGTGAGTTTGCTAGTTCAAAAATACAATCCTCAGTTACGTAATACTCTCTAATCTGTTGTTTAAACACAGCAGGGTTAACGTAGTACTGGTCAATCTTCGGCTTAGGCCCTCTCTTCTTAGGAGCCGGTTTATCCTCGATTACAGGAGCCTCAACAGTCTTAGGCTTTTCGTCAGTCTTAGTTTCTTTGTCGCTTGGCATAATATAACTATAGTATAGTATATGACTAAGTAACTATCAACTTATTTCTCAGTAACCTGCACTATTTTATAAGGTATCTTCTCCTGCTCATAAATCTCTTTTCTACGAGCAACATGCTTTTGACCATATTTAAGCTGATCTGCTATATCAATTATTTTAAGATTATCCTTACTATCATGCAGTCGTAAACCACGTCCAATAGTCTGAATAGTGCGTATAGAGCTTTTACCACCTGCAGCAAATACAATCATGTGTATATTTTTAATATTAACCCCGGTACTAAAAATAGAACTCATAGCTATACAAACTACATTATCTTCTATCTCCATTATTCTCTTAATATTTTCACGCTCTTCAATCTCTAACTCACCTTTAACAAAGTATACTCGTTTATCTTTTAAAGCAGACATTAGATCGTAAAGTGTTTCGCCGTGTTTCAGATGATTTACTAATACTAGAGCATTATTGTTAAAATTAGCACATATCTGATTTATTATATTGTTTCGAAATTGATTCTCATATATAAAATCTAATTCAAGCCTGTAATTCAGTTTAGCAGCTGCGCCTGTTTTATACGCCGGTGAGCTTAAAAATTCAGATTCAATAATAGTTGTACTTGCTGGTGTTAAGTGTTTTTCGGTACGTAGCTGAAAACTATCCTTTTCGTAAATAATACTCCCTATCTTACCGACAATATTCCATTCATCAACTTTACTATCAGGCATAGTACCGGTCAAACCGAACTTATGAACAGTTCTGATCTGCTGTACCATCTTACTTACCTTATTACTCTTTTTGACTTTATGACACTCGTCTATAACTAACGCATCTACCTTTTCTAACCAGTCATTATCCTTAAATTGACTCTGAAGTATACCTAGGTTAGCTATAATAACATTAGCAGTAAAGTCTGGTTTATTCTTACCGGACCATTTAGTATACTTAAAGGGTGCATCATATTCACTAAAGTCGCTAAACGTCTGATTGACTAAGCCTAAATCTGGTACAATCAAAAGACATTTAAATGTATCACCCGTACTCTTAAACATACTCGATAGTAGAGAGCATATTGTTAGAGTCTTACCGGCACCTGTACCCATTTTTAGAATACCTCTACCAAATTGAATTGCTTTCTTACAAGCAGCTAACTGATAATCTCTCAATGGTAATGTTAACTCATCATATACGTCTGCGGATGCTAACGTAGGTTTTATAATATCAGATACATTACTATCAATATGTAATTCCTCATCAGGGTAAACTTCCTTAATGTATCTTAATATATCAAAAAACAATCCAGCTTCGAAGAGACCGGTTGGTGTAATACAATAATTTCTGATATCAGCAAAATGTCTAGCTCTACCCTTCAACCTAAATCGAGCTGTTGCATCGGTTTCACTAAAAAAATCGCGAATAGCGGGCACGAGTTCGCCTGCTATTCTAATCTTATTATTAACTAGTTCAAATTTAATCATCCCTATATAGTTTCCATCTTCATTATCTCGATGATATTCTTGATGTCAAAACCTAAGCTTGTAAATGTTCTTTCAACCTTTTCTAGATAATCAACAATTAGTTCTTGCTCATCGATACGATTTTGCAATTCTATCATTCCCTCATGTTGATATGAGCTTTTCTCTGCTATAGGTCTAGTCACCTTTACTGGAGATTCTCGTTGTATAGCTTGTACTATATCTTCTCTTAAGGAATACCTTTCAGCTTTTAGATTAAGGAGTGACTTTTTATGCTGAATCAATCGACAGACCCAGTAGTGTTTACGAGCTGGAGTCTTAAGTGACATCTCTTTAATATTGAACTCATCGATATGTAGCTCAACCTCAATCTCTTTACTATACCTTTCAATTATTTCCGCATTCACATCCTTATTATACATGTATTTACACGGTTTGCAACTATTAACTAGTGATATAACATAGAAAGCCTAAGCCGTAATACATAAATAAATATTAATATGAGGGATACACAGAGATTATTTGAACGTACAGTAGATAAACTGCTCAAAGGGGTGGAAGATATTGATTATGATGAGAATGAACTTAAAATGGGCATCGATGTTGAGACGGAGCACCTAGAGGATCCTAAAGATAGAGCAACAGCAGAGAAAATCGCTAAGCACCATCTCGCCGAAGACCCTGCATATTATAGTAAGCTCAAGACAATACATGACGAGGATGAAGGTAATACAGTAGGTGGAGGTGCCCTTGGACCAGCAGCTGCAGTAGGTCATTCACAATCAGGTGATTGGTACGCTCCCGGCGATGCTAGAGTACCTCAGATATTAGGCGGCATTCAGACTCGCCGTGGGACTATTGGCCGGAAACGTAGAAAAAAGAAAAAGAAAAAGTAAGTACGTGCGATGGAAACAGGTCACTGGACAATAAATGGCACGATACCCGAGGATGCCTTCGGCTTCATATATGAAATTACTAATACAGTAAATCAAAGGAAGTATATAGGTAAAAAACAGATGGTAAAGCGTATTAAACGAGCACCACTCAAAGGTAAGAAGCGTAAAAGAATTGATTTTGTAGAGAGTGATTGGAAGTCCTATACAGGCTCTTCAGATAGACTTAATGCTGATATTGAAGAGCTTGGTAAGGAGACTTTTACATTCCAAATTTTAAGATTTTGTGGTAGTAAATTTGAACTAAGTTATTTTGAATCTAAGATGCAATTTGAACGTGATGTTTTATTAAGTGAAGATTATTATAATGGTATTATAAACTGTAGAATAGGTAGACCACCTAAAGCTCTAAAGGAACAGTATTATAATAAGGTTAATGAATAATGTAGATCTAGGAATATACAATATAAACCTTATTAACTGTAATGAAGTTTTTAAGGATGCTAGCGATAATATTGTAGATGATCTGTATAAATTTGATTTACTTCAAAAATCTCTGAGTAATGCTACTGTAAGACGTTTATTTTTACACTATACTATACTACACCTGTGTGAAGCTATCTTAAAGAGTAAATCTAACAAGAAGAATATTTTATTCTTTAATAATACACAGTTGAATGATGTTTCTTTAGCTAAATTTTATAATGAAAGTGATATTATTAAGTCTATATGCAGCGTCCTTAGGAAAGTTAAGGTTATGCTACCAGTAAAAGTATACATTAGTAGATATAGTCTGGATTACTTCCATCATCTACTCGAATCTAACCAAGGTAAAGGTTATTTACTACTAAATGAGGTAAGAAGTACTGCAGATCATGATAATACACGATTTACTTTTAGTAAAATTAAGCAATACACTAAAAAATACGGATTAACTTGGCTTAATGAAGAGTACTTTAATAGACTATCAACTAAGTTTCTTCTAATTAAATAAATAATAATATGGACAACTACACCCAACTTGCAAATAAAATTCTCAACGAGAGTATGGATAGCTCGAGACCTAGCAGTGATACAGCATTAAGTTATATGGAGGATCAAGAATCTCCATCAGATGGACTACAAGCCATCTTACAAAAGTATCCAAGTGAAGTAGAGGATCTCAAAAATAGTGGAGAGTTTGCTGATGAGCTGTATGATGAGCTATTTGAATTTTATCTTGATAGTGGTGAGATGCCTTATGGTGTAGCAAAAGCTAGAACAGGGGATCCATATGAGTGGGTACATGCTAAATTAGATGAGTTGGGTGTGTTTAATGATGCCGAGCACGTTGAAGATAATCAAAATGCTATAACTCCTGATGATTTAAAAACTCTCGAGACTGTCAAAGCACTAGCAGGCGGTAAAGCAGATGGAGGCCTTTTTAGCAATCCTGAAAAACAAATACAACAAGCGTATGGTCAGATGCTTACCAAGATATCCAAGCAAATGAAAAACGTAGCTAAGAAGATGTAATTATGAATAAGTTTTTAAGAAGAATATACGAACTCGATTTGATCAATGAAGAAGATCAAGCACCACCTCCTCCAGGTGTTGCTGATGTCAATGATGTAACGCCTCAAGAGATTGATGATGCTCCTGAAGTAGAAGCTGAGGTTGGTACGTTATCCCCAGAGAGTGAGGTAATGTACGTTAGATTACTAAAGAAGGCTCTAGTTGTAGATCTTGACCCTGAGGATATTGACAATATTAATAGCTTAGCGGAGGTTAACGAAGAAAATGCTAAGCAGGTGCTAGGAGATATCCTTATAATTATAAAGAGTTACTCAACTGAAATCGATATAGAAATTTAAATATGAGCTGGAAATCATTAACACAAGTATACTTACAAGAGGCTGCCTTAAAGAACGTTACTAAACTAACACGGCAACAACTAGTCGGTGAGGACGTCTCAATATACGCTAAAGAAAACGATAAAACAGAGCATATAGGTGACGTGAGTAGAGAGTACTATGATAGTGTTCTCAAAAATAGAGTTGAGCTAGGTTCGCATGAAAATGTTAGCTTACGTAAGGTAGTAGAGCAGCGTTTAGATAAATGTAACGGTAATATTGATAACAATGCTGACATATGGCAAAATTATATGTTAGAAGGTGCTTTCGATATGTCAGCTGATAATTTTGATAGTAGTGAAGACTATTTACTATCTCTAGTTGAGCAGAGTACACCGTTTTACCTAACTGATTTTATAAAAGCCAACTGGCCTGCTGCAGATGTAGTAAACAAATACTATAAATCTGCATTTACCAGTATGCCACAAGCTCCAGTTTTTGGCAGCCCGGGCGCAGGTGAATTATACTTAGCTTATTTTGCAAATGGCAGTAAGCCTAAGAAAGGTGATTTGAGTGTAGGCGGAGTTGAAATTGAACTTAAAGGGCCAGGTGGTCGTATTTTTAAGACACCAAAAATAGTTAATGATTTTAGCGACCTGCAGAAAGATTATAAAGATGAAGATGAATTATTAGATAATATTACTGAATATATTGCTAAACTATCACAAACTGCGCCACATAAATCATTGATTCGCGAAATGGTAGCATTATTTAAAGAATCAATGATTGAAGAGCATGCCTACTTCAGAGAACGCGGAAAGATGAGACCAGGTAACGAGCTCGTCTATATAGGGGGTTTAGCTCAATTATATGCATATAAGCAAGTACAGGGATTTGACATCTTTATGTCCTTCTCCACACAAAAAGATGGTAGAATACTCTTCAAGCCAGTAAATATGAAGAGTATCAATAATCTAGTAGGGCTGCATAAGCTAATTACAAGAGACACATTCTATAAATTTGGTGTTAACCGGGATGGTTCCGGTTGGTCACTAGATAGAACTCAATTAAAATGAAAACATTCAAGCAATACTATAACACTATCCTAAATGAAGGTGGTGCCGCAGGTCATATGGCTCATCCATTTGACCTACCTCAAGTTAAGACAGGTAAGGATTTAGTGAGCTTCTTCGATAGAGCTGTTAATTCTATTAAGACAAACCCGCCTTCTGTTAAGATTGATGGTGTAAATGCTAGTTTTAGACTCATTGATACACCTGAAGGTAAGGAATTCGCACTCGACAGAGGTAGTATGAAGCCTCTAGATCTTCAAGGTATCACAATTGATAAACTTTTAGCTAGATTTGGTGAGGGGCATGGAATGGTTAATGCTGGGCGTACGCTATTGACCATTATGAATGAGTCTATAGATGAAATTACACCCGAACTTAAGCAATTAGGTATGTGGGATAATGCAAATAGATTTTTTAATACAGAGTTCGTGCAAGGTACTACTAATGTACTACAGTATGATAATGATTTCCTCGCGATCCATGGTATTAACGAGTTCTATCAAGCGACTCCTAAGAGAAGAGCCAGTAAAGAGGTTGAGTACAATCCAAAGGTACTTGATTCACTTATTGAAAAGCTTGATAAGACTGCAGCAGAATATAATTTTAAAGTATATGGTAGTGTACCAGCCACTTTAACTAAGCAGCCTAACTACGCACACGTGCTTAGTAAGAACTTTAACGTTAATGTAGGTACAGAAAGAATTTCAAAGCCCTTGCGCGATTATTTAAATGATGCTAATAACCCATTCGGGGATAAGATCACATTACAGGATGGTAAAAAGGTAGGAGCTCTTAGTAAGTTCGTCTATCTACAGATTCTTAACGGTGTACCACTCGATACATTTATAAAAGATGAAGCTGATCACCAAAAGGCTATTGATGGAGCGGCAATATACCACGCTACTAGACTTTTAGGTGATGAGCTGCTAACAACCTTAACATCCGACATGGGTGACGTTAAGTACCACGAAGGTATTGTTATAAGAGACCCAAAATTTCATAGCTCACCAGTCAAGGTTACCGGTGAATTCATTATTGGCGGTATGTCATCACAGTTTAGAAAAGAAGATGAAGAAGTGACGCCTTACTATTCTAATTACGTTACAGAACCACCAGTCAGAGGAGATTTCTTCGGTAGAGGTCGATTTAAACAAAGTGTTGATGCAATAGGAGAGAGCTTTGATGCTGTCTACAACAGTATAATGCTAAGAGAGTTTGAAGAGCCTGACAATGAGCGCGTTGTTGTTATATACCCCGGTAGATTTCATCCGTTTCATAAGGGTCATTCATCAATATACAATAAATTGACGCAAAAATTTCCTTATGCCGACGTATATATTACTACTTCTGGTAAAACTGATGAAGATACATCACCATTTACGTTTGATGAAAAGAAAGAGATGATGATATCAGCTGGTGTCGATGCTGATAAGATCGTTCAAGTAGCATCTCCTTATATTGCTAAAGAGATAACTGAAAGATATGATGGAGATAATACTAAAATCATCTACGTAGTATCTCAGAAAGATATGGAGGGTTCATCAGCTAGATTCAAATTTGGCACTAAGCGAGACGGTACACCTAGCTACTTTCAACCTTTTGAGAGTGTGGGTGAGAGCGAGTATATGTCAAAGCACGGCTATGTTGATGTACTACCGACTATGGACTTCAAGATTAACGATAGAAGCGTAAGAAGTGCTTCAGAAATCAGAGATATGTATAAGAATGCTGATGATAGTCAAAGAGAAGATCTTATCCATAGTTTATACGGTTCTAAGGACCAGAAGATAAAAAATATCTTCGATAGCAAGCTAGTTTAAATTTTTTCTATTGAAGTAATATTTGGGTAGTACGGTGTATTACTTAGCACCACTTTGACTTTATCACCGGGCTTATAATACTCCCTAAGCTTTGGATCAAATCCAAATTGATCTTTCATACCCCACTCGCTTTTTGTATCATGGCCTTTAAAGGTCATGACCAATGCTTTACCAAACTTACCAGGTGATCTTTGAATTTGTGAAATGCCAGAAATTGTAAGAACTAACTCTTTCCCGAGATTCTTATTAAGAAAATCATCATGAATGATTGCGGCACTCTCTTCAAAATATTGTTTAAATTTTATCATATAACTAAGCTCCTTCGAATCCTGTATCTCTAGCGGCGGGATCTTCACTGATATCATCGAACTTCAAAGTCCTGATACCTCCATCTTCATCCTCTGCATCTTCTACTTGCTCATAATTATCCTGATAATCGAGGTGGTGGAATACTGAAGAGAGATAATCTGATGCCTTTGTAATTTTTGCTGCAACCCAACCATCTAAAGAATCTACATTGGCTATATGGTCGAATAATTTCGATGAATATTCAGCGGCTTTAAGTAGGTCAGCTCTCGCCATATCAACCTCACCATCATAATCGTCCTGGTCGTGGTCGTGATCACAGTCATCATCTATCTCACCAGCTTGTATATATACTGTCTCATCTTCAGCAACACCACGAACATTTGGTATATGACGTACACGTGAATGGGGTGTAGTACTACCAATTGATGTTACTCTAATCATAGAGGGTGTACCGTGACCTAGACCAAGATCGTCCTCTTCAGGAATCTCTTCATCATCATTAGGATTGACATAAGTCGGATCTGACCTAAACTTCGGACCACCTCTACCATCTGAATCTGCATCTCCTTTACGGAGATGACCGCCCTTTGTATAGTGTTTACCTTTTGGAGCTTCTTTTGCTTCCATGTACGCCTCATATATGAGTTCAGATTCTACCTTAGCCATAATAATATTTATACTATGTATTAAATAATTATATGGAATTTGATAAGTTATATAACCAGCTCATGGAATCCTTACAAGAGGATGCAAAGAAGTGTTGGGACGGGTATGAAAAGGTTCCCGGTATTCCGCGTAGTAAGCAAGGCTCATGCAAGAAAAAAACTGAAGGTGAAGAAGTACCTGAAGAAGATGCTGAGTATAGAGGCAGGAAGGTAACTCTTAATAAGCCCACCAGAGGTGATGTTAAGAAGTTTAAGGTATACGTAAAGGATCCTAAGACTGGTAACGTTAAGAAGGTTAATTTCGGACATGGTGGCACGTCTGCTAAGAAGAGAGGTGAGAAGACAATGAAGATTCGTAAGAGTAATCCAAAGGCTCGTAAATCTTTTAGAGCTAGACACAAGTGTGATCAAAAAAAAGATAGAACCACTGCAGGTTACTGGTCATGTAAGAAGTGGTAATAGAGTATAAAGCTATATATTAAATAATTCTACGATGAGTATTAAGACAACCATAAATACCCCAGAAAATACTCTCAACTACATGAAGTATGTTGAGATTGAAAATGATACTCGCTACCCAGCAGTAACTGGTGGATCGGGTCAAGATGTTTTTAATAAGTCTGCAATTTTAGTACAGCAAATCGACCCGCTCGGGTTAGATATCGGTGGTCAATCAGGTACTGATTATGTTGAAAAATTTGGTGCTAATTTAGAACTTGGGAATAACTTAGAAACTATATGGGAGACAGGTGGTCTATATACCTTTTTAACTACTGCTGGTCCAATTTCAGCGGTAAGTACAGATGCTACAGATAATCAAGCGGGTACAGGAGCACGTGAGATAGAAATTTTAGGTCTTGATGAGAATTATGAAACTATAACTGAGCTGATTTCAACTAATGCGACTGATGGCCGGAATGGTGGTCCTGTATCTACTCAAAACTTTTTAAGAATCTACAGATCTAGAGTAACTAAATCAGGTTCAACTGGTACCAATGATAGTGTTATAACGATGAAATCAGGTGGTATAACGGTAGTTACAATAGGTACGCATGGTACCGGTGCCAATGAAGAAGGTTTTGGTCAATCACAGATAGGAGTATACACTATACCTGCAGGTAAGACGGGGTATTTAACGCAGTGGACCATGGGATGTAGCCGATATAATGAAGGGGTAAATGCCTTTATTTATGTAAGACCAATTAACGGGAATGGTACTACATCTATATTAGATAATGTCTTCTTTATCGGTAATACAATAAAAGATTATAAAGTACCACTACCTCTAGAGGAGAAAACCGATATCGAAATCAGAGCATATAACAGCGCTACTGGCGTACCTGTCAACACTACGTTTAATATAATCTTAGTAGATAATTAGGTTAGTTGTGAAAAAGAAAGAAGTAAATAAATAATCTTATGAGTGGAGTCGTACCAAGAACAGGCGAAGTAAGTATATCGTGCATCAATTCGGTAAGAAGGTGCAAGACTAATCAGCAATCCCGTATTGTCGAAAATCCAAATACTTACGCTTCCGGTAGTCAAAACTTCTATAGAAATCAGGCTGCCATGCGCGGGTTTAATGGAGAGAATGAGGGTCTAAAATTTTCTGAATTCAGAGGTGCTCAGGTTATAACGGCATGTATACGTACGCAAGCCGAAACTTACAAGTATTTTTATGGTAACAATGATGATGGTAAAATCTTTGCGTGTATTCAAGTTAATACTATTAATGCTGATGGAGGTGCAAGATATTACGGTTACCAGCTCAATAACGGGGCGTATCAAATATGTACAAACAATAACTTTAAGACGTGGAATAATCTACAAGGAGGGGGACCAGCAGCCGGTACTTCCACAAACTATGACGTTCGCTTAAAGGATAATGTCACAGGAGCAAATCTAGGTAAGAGTGTTCAAGTATTATACGATGCTGTTGACCTCATATATATCTGCATACAGGCTAAAGATGGTACAATTATCTAGAGGGCCGGTTAAGATGCCTTGATACTCGAGGCGATCATATTAAATAGCCATATGCACTTTCAGAATGTATTACATGAAATAAGTCAGAGGTTCATATACACTATAAACTATACTAACGATGCTGGTGAGCGGGCATATGCTTTAGTAACGACGTCACCTGAAATTGTACCAGACGAGGCGGTATCTGAAGTGTTGAGTACTACAGATCTCAAAGACAGTGCAGGTCTCGAAGAATTCGTCTTCTGGGACCTTTTTACTTCAACTGTATTACGTCTACCAGTACAGGGACGTGCTATTAGCTTTACATTTAGCAAGCTAGATTTATTTCCCGTTCAAGATCCTGAAGATCTCCTGCATATTACGGACCAGGTTGCTATAGATAATTATAATGACGAGATTGTTAGTATACATAATAAGCGGAGGCAGGCTATTATAGATATACATACAGAATTAAGTACTGACTATAAGATGGTATTCACGGAAAAGGAGATAATGTATTATATAAACCTCATTAATACTCACTACTTTGCGGAGTATGAACCACAGCAAACATCATATCCAATAAAGTTGTGTATGTTACTCAAGAGTACTCCCTATAAGCTTTTAAGAGGCGAGGTAGTAGAGCAGGATTTTAATACAGCTAAAGATCAGTGGATGTTAGTTATCAAGCATCATATTGAAAAAGCTAAGAATCAGTTAGATAGTGAAGCAGCTTCATTAGATAAGGAGGCTGATACATATGATTGCGATTTAGAAGAGATTGAAATTATAAAAACTTTACTCGATGATATTCCGGAAGAGTTTGTAGATGAGCTAGATGAATGTGGTACGTATAACGATCTGCTCGAGACGTGGCCGCCACTCTTACTACCAGCTCCGCCGTTTATCATCGACCAGCCATCAGGTATGAATGTTTTTGAGAAACTTAAAAACCGGATCGAGCGGAAATTTTATGATTGATCTATCTAAGAATATACACTACGATGAGATATTTTTAGGCCAAGTTAAAATGTGTCTAGGTGACCTTGATATTGATAGCAATAGCCAACCTAGCGATGATGGTGTAGTGAATATTATATCTAACTATTATAATATCAATAAGAAAAATTTATCGATAGGGTTTGGCTCAGGTGACGTGTTAAAAAGAATTATAGACCTGCCAGAGGTGGATCATCTATATGTTGTCGAGCCAACGTTTAGGGGTGCAATGATATATGCTCGTAATAAAGGTATATCATACAGACCACTACATTATACTAAGTTTAACGAGATACAATTATCGATGTTTCCCGTTAACGGTATTATTTATATAGCAAATCCTAATGGTAATAATGGCCATAGCTTTAAGAAGGAAGATTTACTTGAGATTATTAGACGCAGTAAATTAACTATTTTAGATGAGGCGTACGTCGAGTTTGGAGGAGAGTCCCTTATAAATGATGTAAGTGATAAGCTAATAGTTTTAAGGACATTCAGTAAGAGTTTAGGTATGCCTAATATTAGGTGCGGCTTTGCAGTATCGTCAGAATCAAATATTGATAAATTAAGAAGACATGATCTAATATATAACTCTACTAATTTAGCATATCATATTCTAAAAGAGAAGATTGATCAGATACCGCCAATTGTTGATAGAATGAAACAGGGTAAAGATTTTCTACAGCAGAATTTTAGTCATATAAAATCTGATGGTAATTATGTTTTAATAGACATTAAATATGCCGATACATTTAGTAAGTTCTGTAAATTTTCTACACGCGGTGACTATCTAAGAATCGCATTAACAAATACAAGATTATTAAAGGAGTGTCTACAGAAATTTTAAATATATCCGATCATAGAGATGCACAATCTAATATAGATACAGTTGATGGCGTATACTCTATGTTACGAGCAGTTGAGATTAATCCAACTGAGCTATGTAATAGGCGATGCTCGTTTTGCCCTAGACATGATTCTAAATTATACCCTAATACTAATAATCATATAAGCTTAGATACTGTAAAGAATTTATGTACTAGCTTAAAATATATTAATTTTAATAATAGAGTAGGGTTTGTCGGTTTCGGTGAACCTCTATTACATGAAAATATCTATGAGTGTATTAAGGTTGTACGAGATATGCTGCCTGATCTCAAGTGGTTAGAAATTAATACAAATGGTGATTTGTTAGATAGTAAGACCCTTGAGAACCTTCATGAAGCAGGTTGTTCTCATATTGCAGTAAGTATGTATGATAAGGATATAACAAGCAGACTAATAGGGATGAGAGGGGATATACCTATTAATTTCGTATTCAGACACCACTACGATAAGAGTAATAATTATAATTTAAATATAGTTAATAGGTCAGAATTACTAAAAGGCGAGGCCACAACTTATTTTGATACACCGTGCCATATTCCATTCTATAAAGCCATGATTGACTGGAATGGTGATGTATTGTTATGTAATAATGATTGGAAGAGAAGTAAAATATATGGCAATATAAACGAAGTAAGTTTTGATAAAATTTGGTTTGGTGATGAGTTGAATACTCATAGAGATAAGCTTATGTGTAGTAGATCACAATGCGACCCATGCAAGAACTGTTCAGTTAATGGATTATTGAGAGGAGCTGAATCAATAGAAGTATATAAGGCATACCATGAAAAAGTGTATTAATATTTTTATCGGCTTTGAAGAAGCACATCCTGAAGCTTATAATGTATGTCACAAAAGTATATTGAAAGGTAATAAGAAGTATGAGCTTAATATTAAACCTATTAATTATAATACTGTTTCGGACTATTACAGAGCTAAAGATGAAACAGAATCTACTCAATTTTCGTTCGCTCGTTTCTGGACTCCATGGGAAAGCAACCGAACAGGGGTAAGTATATTTGTAGATAGTGACTTCGTCTTCCTTGAGTCTATAGATAACCTCATCGATCTTTATGATGATCAATACGCTGTAATGTGCTGTAAGCATAAAGAGTATAAACCTAAGGGCGCGGTTAAGATGGGAGGTAAGCTACAATCTCAATATCCTAAAAAGAACTGGAGTAGTTTAATTATCTTTAATAATTCGTACTTGGCTAACGATGCACTATGCCCTATATTTTTAAACTCGTATACCGGTGCCCATTTGCATAGATTTGAATGGCTTAAAGACAGTGAAATTGGTGCATTACCGGTAGAATGGAATTGGTTAGTTGATTACTATACTGAGACTGAAGGCTTCAAACCTAAAGCTTTACATTATACAGACGGGGGACCGTGGTTAGAGGGTTACGAGAACTGCTCGTATAGTGATAAATGGCACCAGATATATAATGAGATATCTATATAAACAGGATACCTATTTACCTCTTCTCTATAGTAAGTTAGGTGATGATGATATCAGCTTATTTCTTAAGAAATATTATGCGCATGCTAATTTTGAGCAAGACCACTCATTTATACAAAATGATATCAAAGGACCTTTAACCATAACTAATATTAGCTTGCATATATATAATAAGTTAAAAAAGAAGAGTTATAATAAGACTGATATACAGCAAAATGTATTCAATATTAACAAGCAACAGGTTAATAAGCTATCTAAAAATAAATTTAAGATTAACTACCCGTCCACTATCGAACGTGGTGGTGTGACAAAGGAGGCTTTCCTTAATATCAGAAATAAAAAAATGTCTAATCGCTCTCTAGTATTATACTTTAGAGGGCCATGGAGAGATTTTAACAATACGGCGTGTGTTGATATGTATCACATCACTGTATTGTATAGCGTAATAAAGCTACTAATCGATAATGGTAATTTTAAATCATTTAATGATGTGTTTATTGTACAAACAGATGTAGATATGAATGAGTTTGATGCATTTAAGGACCTAAAAGTATCAACTAATACCGGTAATGAGTTTTTAGAAGATACGTGCTTATTTGCAAATACTATTCATTTTAATATAGGTGAGTTGCCTGATCTATATAGCTTTACTCAACCCATTATATCATCCTCACATATATTTAATGACTTCCATCTACCAAAAGTTGATGATAGATTTATATTTGATGCAATTTACCCAGAGGTCCAATATAATGAAAGTACAAAAATACAATATTGTACAGACATGGAAAAACACTATAATGGTACGCAGACGAGCTGGCAAAATATTTGTAGTGATATAAGTAATTTGAAGACAATCCATAATAGCCGCGGAAATGTTTATAAAGTGGTTGAAAATATTATTGATGTAATTTATAATATTGATAATGAATGTTTGTAGAGAGTTTCTTAGTAGTGAAAAAAAGGCTAACCTCGCCATATTTTTAGATAACTCCCCGTATTGGGAGAGCTTTTGCGATAATAAAAATACAGAGAGGAGCGCCTTTAACTTTACCCTAAAGTCAGATGAATTGCCTGACTTTCTCTCGGAATTCAAATCACCAAAGCATAATCTATACCACTTCGTTGCTATAAAAACATACAAGAGTGGCAGTATTGATGAACATGTCGATTTTGCTCTAGGTGAAGTACTAATACATAATCATCCTGGTATATTTATTAGTAACCCGGAAACGGTCATCTATTACGAAACAGTCGACCCTAATATGAAGGGAGGCGAATTGGTGATTGAACACAATCTACTTAAACCGGTAGAGAACACTGCAGTAATAATTGCGCCAGGTACACCGCATGCGGTTACAGCAATTGAAGAAACAGTTAAACCTAGGATCGTCTTAGTATGTGAGCGATATAGAGTACTATCAAGGTATCTTAAAGATATTGAAACCCCGGAATATAAAAAAGGTTAATATGAACATAGCAATCGTAGGAGGCGCCGGCTTTATCGGCAGACACACTGCTCGTGAACTTATATCGCACGGGCATACCGTATCAATATTTGATAATAACTTAGCTAACTGTCATGACTTCTTTAGTGAGGCAGAAATTCTGAGTTTACAGTTTGTGTATTGTGATGCTCAGGATTATCGTATGCTTAAGAGTATGTTATCATACGGTGACGGGTTTAGCGCCGTATATATGCTTGCAGCTATATCAGATAGTAAGGAAAATCTAGCTGATATACCTCATGCAGTTAGTACTAACATTATGTGCCTCGCAAATACGTTAGAAGCCGCAAATAGTCTAAAGATACCGCGAATTATATTTTCATCTACTGTGTGGGTGTACAGTATATCACCAGATACTCAAGTGAATGAGGAGTCTCCTCTACATATGAACAGCTCTGACCATGTTTATACAACATGTAAGGTAGCGTGTGAGGCTCTAGTGCGTAATTTTTGTGCTGTTAAGGCCATAGATTACACTATATTACGGTATGGTATTGCATACGGACCTGGTTGTCACCCAGATACCGTTATGTCTCGGTTTATAACCAACGCAATTACCGGTGTTCCGCTCACTATAACCGGGGATGGGAACATTTACAGGAACTTCTTGAACGTAAATGATCACGCTAAGGGGAACTACCTAGCTTTATGTGATGGAGCTAAAAATGAGACTATTAATCTAGAAGGCCCTGAAAAAATAACGCTCACTGAAGTAGCAACAAGGGTCAAAGAGTTACATTCAGGTGATACTACTATTGAATATACGGGGCAACGGCATGGTGACTATATAGGCAAGGTAGTTGATAATAAGAAAGCTGCAGCTATACTAGGCTGGAAACCTACAATTGATTTTAAAACAGGTTCTAAAACACTTTATGAGTACATCAAAAAAGATATTAATAATAGCGCCGCATGCTGATGATGAGGTATTAGGTGTTGGTGGTACTACACAGAAGTTTATCCGAGAGGGTCATGATGTATATCTTATTATATGTTGTACACGCGAAAAAGACATTGAAGAATATAAAGAATGTACTACACACTTTAAGCAAACATTTCGCTTACCTTTTGAAGACGAGTCTCTAGAGGCACAAGTAACTCCTCTACTAAAGAGTATCGAGGAGGTATATACGGTTATAAAGCCAGATTGGACTTTTATACCTCGTGAGAATGACTTTAATCTAGATCATAGAGCGGTACATAGAGCGTGTGAAGTAGTCCTTAGACGGTATCAAGAACATGCGCCAGTTAAGATTTTCGAGTATGAAATACCTTCCTCAACTACTCAGTCCTTTGATAATAATTTTAAAGGTAATGTATATATACCGCTGACCCGTAATGATGTTCTCACTAAGATAGATTTACTCGCATCACATATACATGAAGTGAGAGTATACCCTAATCCTAGAAGTAGCGAGGGCCTTCTCACTTACGCTAAATTTAGAGGTATGGAGTGTGATGCAGAATATGCTGAATACTTTAACTTAATATACTCAAAAGACTTATGAATACACCATGGGATAATGTCTCGAAATTTGAAGAATTAATAGCAGACTACGCAGGTAGTAAATATGCTGTTGCTGTTGATAGTTGCACAAACGCTATCTTTCTCTCTCTTAAGTATGCTAAGGATGTATTACGGGAAGATGTAGATTATATTGAGGTGCCTAAGAAGACTTATATATCAGTACCCATGCAAGTAATGCATGCAGGTTATAGAGTAAAGTTTACAACAGCTGAATGGATAGGTGCATATAAATTAACCCCTCTATCTGTATATGATTCCGCTCAGAGATTTACAAAGGGTATGTATATACCAGAGTCTTTATATTGTTTATCTTTCAACCATAAAAAGACCCTATCGACAGGTAAGGGTGGTATGATTTTAACAGATGATATCGATGCAAAAAAATGGTTAGATATAATGAAGTATGATGGTCGTACATCTATATTTTATAATGAAAATACTGATATTGATCAACTAGGTTATCATATGTATATGGCTCCGGAACAAGCTGTTATTGGTATACAAAACTTCTACGGATTACCGGACAGGAACCCCGATAAAATGGGGTATAGAGATTATAATCTCGATCTCTCTACATTAAAAGCATTCCATGGATAAAAGAATTATAATTTTAGGTAACGGTAATTTAGGTAAATATTTAGAGCGGTATTTAAGTAAGCTTTACTCAGTTACAGTGTATGATAGAAGGCATTTTAATGCTATGTTCTTTTCTGATTCAGAGTTTTTTAAACGTAATATTAAATCAGGTGATGTAGTAATTAATAGTGTAGGTCTTTTAAAACCAAATATTAAGTCGCAGGAAGCTGCATGGGAGGTAAATGCTGTATTTCCTCAAATTATGCAATCTATATGTGAAGATAATAATGCCAACTTTATACATATATGCAGTGATTGCGTCTTTAAAGGAGATAAAGGTAAGTACCTGGAAATTGATGAGCCTGACTGCAACGAAGCCTACGGTATATCAAAAAGCCAAGTAACAGAAGGTACTATTATACGTACATCATTTATAGGTAAGTATGGCGGCTTACTTAAATGGGTATTAGATAGCTATGAGCTCGGAGCCGAAGAGATCACCGGTTATGATAACTGTATATGGAATGGTGTTACAGCTCTAGAGCTATGTAAATATATCACTTTAATTATTGATGCAGATGATTTCTGGGACGGGGTTCAGCACTTTCATACACCCGGCGCCATCTCGAAGTATAATCTATGTAAATTGATTAGTGAGATTTACGGTTTAAATATTACTATCAACCAGGTAGAAGCTACTGATATAAGTGGTACTACAATAAGCAATAAGCTCGATAGAACACTTGCTAGCACACGACGCTTACCATATGTACCTACCTTCGAGCAGCAGCTTAAGGAGCTTAAATTATATGATAGTAAACAGTCACAATGAATGGGATCAATTAGAGGAAGTTATCGTAGGCGATGGCTTTCCAACCTCCCTACCTCTACTCGATTATTCGTTTAAATTGTTCTTTCATGAAAACCTTTGGGATGAAAAACACTATGAATTTGGCGATCAGACTATTCAGAAATGGCATTGTGAAGAGCATGCTGAAGATTTAGATAAGTTTAGTTACCTTCTACAGTCACTAGGTGTAAAGGTCAGACGTCCTAAAAAGCCTAAAAAACTAAGCAAGGTTAAGACCCCTTTATGGGGCAGTACTATTCACCCCGCTCTCAATGTAAGGGATATGGCTATGGTGGTTGGTGATACTATTATTGAATCTCCACCTACATGTAGATACAGATATTTTGAGAACGATTATTTACATCATTTATTTTTAGAATACTTCAAGCAAGGCGGTAGGTGGATACAAGCTCCTAAACCTCTAATGACCGATAATAGCTTCGACCTATCGTGGATTGATGAAGAGGATGGCAAGCAATATTACCAGAGTATTAAGCAAAAAGAACATTATATGGACTGCGGTCTAGAGATAATGTTTGATGCTGCTAATTGTGTCAGACTCGGTAGCCATATATTAATGAATGTAGCTAATAAGAATCAGGAGTTAGGAGCTAAATGGTTGCAGCAAACTCTAGGTGATAGATATAAGGTACTCACTACATCAGTTGCAGATTCTCATATTGATTCATCATTCTTACCGTTACGACCAGGCTTAGCTATTATCACAAAGGAGTATGTAAAGGAGAAGCTTCCTACAGAATTACAGTCATGGGATTTAGTCTATATACCTATGAAGCAGAGAGCTCAATCTGAAAAAGAAGCACAAGGTATTAAGCTAGCGTCTCCTAGAATAGAACTAAACGTATTCTCGATCTCGCCTGAACTTATTGTATGTCACCCCCAGTATGAGGTAGAGTTAAATAGAGCTCTATCTAAGTACGGTATAACAGCAATAGGTACACCGTTCCGGCATTGTGAGATTTTTAGTGGTGCACATCACTGCACAACATTAGACATAAGACGGAAAAGTAAATATGAAAACTACTTCGAATAATGCAATAACTTGCTCTACTGATTATAACTACATTCACTACCTATATAAACTGGTAGATAGCTTATATGTAAATAATACAGACGCTGCTGTTTTTGTACGTCTTGTAGATTTTACACCGGCTCAATTTGAAGAAGTAAAATCTAAGATAACAAATAAGAAAGTAGAATATATACTCGATGAACCTAATCTCAGTAACCGTAAAGATATATTAAAAGATGTTGATCATGCGATGCATTATATTTACGGTGTAGATGTATGTAAAACAGGTAGTAAGAATATTAAGAGACTACTTTATAGTAAACGTAGTGTATATACATGCCATAGCCGCTTTAAAACAATTAGTATGCTACTGAATAAAGGTTACAGTACTGTATTGAGTTTAGATGTGGACACTGTTGTTATAAGAGACATAAACCATATGTTTAATAATCATGAGTATGATGTATCTATTGTACCTACATATATAGACGGTAATACCGAATTATGGTATAATGAAGGTCTCTTACATATAAGCAATACCCCTCAATCAGTTTTATTTTTTAAAGAAGTCGAAGACTTTATTTTTGATAGCGACAGGTATTTTGAATGGAATATAGATTCAGAAGCTCTTGGCGAGTGTTTTGCAAGAAGACAAAATTTAAGAGTAGGTTATCTAGATGATGCTTATAAGGATAAAGAGTTCGACGATGATTCGTATATGTGGTCTGGTGACAGTATAAACAAATACAACGATAAGTTTAAATGAACAAAATAATACACCAGATGTGGGATAAAGGTACCCCACCAGATCAACTAGTTGAGTGGAGTAAAAAGCTTAAAATAATCCATCCAGATTTTAGGTATATGTTTTGGACTCTAGAGGATATGTATGATTTTATTGCGACTAAGTATAGTTGGTTTTTACCTACATTCGAGGCATACCCTGAGTTAATACAGAGAATAGATTCCTTCAGATATTTTATCATATATGAATATGGCGGTTTATATATCGATTTGGATATTGAATGTTTTAAGCGATTAGATATTCTTTTAAAGGACGATTGTGTATTATTTCAAACACATCCGGAATATCAAATTAAAAAAATAATAGATGATGATAACCGAGAGCATCCTTTACGTAAACACTTTCCATTACAGAAGCTTAGGAAAGGTTATTTTTTAACTAATAGTATTTTTTATGGTAATTGTGGTCATAAGTTTTTTAAGAGGTGTTTAGAGAATCTTGAAGAGAGTTATGAGGAAAGTAAGAGATACAGGTTTACAGAATTTGACTTCTTAAATAAGTCAAAGGTATGCAATACACACGCAATGATGGCAACAAGTGGTGGGTTTCTAACTAGAATGTTCTTTAAATATGGTAAGGTATATAACGTGCAGGACTACAGTTACAGCTTTTTTGAACCGTATGAGCATACCAGGCGTAAAGAAATTTTATTAAATAAAGAAGCTTTTGATAAAAAGGATCTTTATGGGATGCACTGGAATTTAGGTAGCTGGATAAATTTAGAGGACTCGGAATATAAAATATGAAGGTGACTGATGTACATGTTTGCTATGTTATTAACGATAACAAGGATTTTATAGATCTTACTATTAAGTCTGCTAGACAATTAAAAAAATTCTTTAGGTCTAAACAGCATAATTTAAAGATTTATGCGTTAAGTGAAATGATATTGGACGGGTTACCATCGTTTATTGAAAATATAGTTTCACCTCATAAAGGTATACCACTACTATGGCAACGTATGTATATACCGGAGCTGATTAATTCTGATAAATGCATCTTCATGGATAGCGATACTCTAGCATATACTTGTATTAGTAAGTTATGGGATATTGATATTGGAGACAGTTATATAGCACTAGCTCCACACTATTGCATGCATACTATCCAGGAGATGCTTAACCACTACGGTTTAAATGAGTTTCCACTATACAGAGCCAAGGGAGACGTACAGCAATATTATAATTGCGGTGTGTCTGTTATAAACAGTAGACTATGGAGAGACCTGAGCCTCATTGAAATACCACTAAAGTATTATGAGAGTATTAAAAGTACATCACATTGGAAAAATGATGAACCTACATATAACGTCTGCTTTTCTGATAAGATATTTGAGCTCGATGAAACGTGGAATTACTATCCTATAGGTACTTACAAGAGAGCAAACATTGTACACTACTACGGTACGTACATTAAAGGTAAACCTTTTCATAATGAATTTGCTATTCATCCAGACTGATATAAATAATTTATATGAAAGAAGAAATTCAATTAAACATTACAGATCTAGCAGAATATCAAACTCACTTCGCAACTGATGTTAGTTTGTTTCTTGAAAAGGATAACAAGTCTGCAGCTACGAGAGCGCGTAAATCGCTACTAGAAATTTCTAAGCTATGTAAAGAGATTAGAAAACAAATTCAGGAGATTAAGAATAGCTCTACAGCTTAGTACATAAAACTGCTTAAATAATAATGTGAAATCGTTTAAGCAATTTTTTGAAGCAAACAAGCCACTTGGCTTAGTAGAGACGCTCCATTTCCAAGATTTAGGTCCCATTGAAGCTAAAGTTGATAGCGGCAATGGGGCTTATAATGTACTGCACGGACAAAACATCCAAGAAGTTGCAGACGGTCAAATATCATTTGATACCGTGAATGGTAAAACATTAACTATGCCAGTTAGAGAGTATATTGATATTAATATAGGCTCTGGTAATATAGAGACAAGACCAGTAATCGAACTTGATATAGAGATTGGTGATGATAGCTTCCCTAAGACAAGATTTTCTGTAGGTGATAGATCATCTAACGAATATAAGATTCTATTAGGTAAGGACTTTATCGAACAGCTAGGCGGCTTAATCGATGTAAGTGCTGAAAACAACCTCGATTAGTACCAGTCAGGTTTATTAACTGACGTCCAGGTAGCAAAAGGCTTATCTTCTCTAATATAAGATCTATACTGATCTATTACTGACAGTCTTTCGAAGTCTTTATCTCGTCGACATTTGCAGTCTTGATTAATAGCGACAGCAAATTCAGTCAACCCAGTTTTATTAATAATAGTATTGTGTAAATTACTCTTACACCATTTAATAAAATCTAATGTAAAATGTTCTTTTGAGCCTGGCCATCTAACCATTCGCTCCGTAAACATTTCAAGTGTGTGATCGACTAACCACATAAAGTTATCAGTCGTCTCACGTGCCCATATACTGCATTGATGATTGAAGTAGCCTTTACCTCGTTTACGTGGTTTACCAGTTGACGTCCTAGGACAATCTTCGTGATTTAACACTTCTTGAGGAAAGGCGTGTGCTAACATTATAGCACCTTCAATTTGCATCTTTGAACGAACATGTTGATCGCATAATTCCTTCGCAGCAATAACAGGATCATTATCAGTACAAAATATATTCATACCGATATTATAATAGTGTTCCTACTATCTACCCCAGTCGTTAACAAACGTATAGAACTCACTACGCGTAGATGTATCATTCAGAAAATCCCCACTCAGTTTTGAGGTCTTCATCTCACATCCATCATGCTTAATACCGCGGAGGCATGCGCAAGTATGAGATGCAGAGATCATTACTGCAACACCTTTATTACCTTCACATACTTCATCAATTGCTTTATGAATCTGAGTAGTTAGACCTTCTTGAATCTGCGGACGTCTAGCATAATGCTCTACAATTCTATTCAATTTACTTAGACCGATAACTTTACCATCAGCAGAGGGTAGATAAGCAACGTGACACCTACCAGTAAATGCTAGGTGGTGATGTGAACATAAACTCTTTACAGGAATACCACCCTGAAATACCATCCCGTTATAGCCATCTGAAGGGAAAGCTGTAATATTAGGTAGTTCATTATAGCAGCCGGCTGCAATATCATTTACATAGGCTTTAGCAACACGCTTAGGTGTACCATCACTATTAGGATCGTTTCTCCAGTCAATACGTAAAGCATCTAGAAACTTTTCATAAGCTTCTGTAGCGTTAAGGATAACCTGTTGTTTTTCGTCATCGCTGAGCGGCATATTACCATTAGCGGTTGGTAGCTTGGTTAGTTTAATTCTATCGGACATACCCTTATTATATAGTATAGTCCAACGAAAGCAATAAATATATTTACAATATGAGTGATTTCTTAAAATTAGTCCAGGAAGCGACACCGCCACATGTAATTGATCATTATGATAAAAATGCAAAGACAAAGAAGGGCGGTATAATTAATAAAGTTGTGAGTGGTGTGCAGAAAGTATCGAGTGCTATAGATACCATTGAGAAGTATGGTACAGGTAAGTGGGATATCAATGATACTCTGCAGAAGATATTAACAAAACAACTAGATAAGAGTACGGATAAGATGGGATTATTTGGTAAGTCAAATTATAGTCAAATTAAACTCGGAGCTGATATCACTGACAAAATTAATAATTATACCGATGGCGAGGACTATGACGTTAAGGCTGGTATTGAGAGAGCTAAAGCTGGTATTGAGAGGTCGCGTGAGGGTATGAGCGGAATGCGCGATACTTTAGATGGGGAGTCGCAAAAGACTGACCCAGTTACAGGTGAGTCTACATTAAATGGTGGTTTTCTGAACATGATTAGTGAAGCTACGGCCGTATTAGATAGAGATAGAGATGGTGAGTTTCAGAATACAGCACAAATGAAGGGTGATAAGGAGGGTAAGTCTGCACAATTAAAGGTCTGGGACGTGTTAAAGAGTGCTTTGGATTTACCAGAAGATGCGCCTATGAAACTTACTCACCCAGATCCTCAATTGAGAGGTAAGAAAGAATTCGACAGAAGAATTGACTGGATTGCAAAAGGTGTACCTGCTTTTCTTAAGAATGTTAAAGAGGAATACCCAGATATACCATTTATCTTTAAAGATCATAGTAAAGAGGATGGATTGTCAGTCTCAGCAATTGAGCAGGACGAGGAAGAGTTCAACTTTAACGATACTACTAGACAGAATTGGATCAAAACCCTAGGTGCAGAAAAAGCAGAGAAAATTGTTAGAGGGCTTGTAGATATATATCCCGGCGATCGTATTGTGTTTGATGAGCCAGCACAAGACGGGCCGGTAGAAGACGAGCCAGTAAAACTAACGAGTGAAAATGCTTTATTCGAATTAGCGGGAAGAACAAGCTTTGGTGCTAAAGGTATTCAATGGACATTAAAGCCGAAATCGGCAGATGTAGGTAATATACTCGATAAGCGTGGTATAAGGTATCTGACGTACCTATTACAAACAAATGATAACGCGTTTAGTGCACCAGAGAGTAATAAGGGTATTATATATGCATATGATAACAATAACGAGGTTATTAATCCAATAACTACTGATGGCGTCCAGTTTCAGTGGAACGGTCAAGAAGGTCTATATACTCTCAGCACCGATAATAAAGAGTTAATGGGAGTTAAATATAGTGAAGGTCAATTCCCTATTAATAAAGACGAGGTTATGCCGTTAACAGATGGTAAGCATATATTATATAGACCTGATGAAAATTCAGTATATATGAAATTTAAGATAGTACAGGATATGAACAACGCTGACAAGTACCTGATAGATAAGGATAAAGGAGTTGCAGCGACCAAGGAAGATATAGCAGAAGCAGAAGCAGTTGGAGACAAGTGATCTCTCCCCCGTCCCTCTTATCTAAAGATATTTTAAGCTTACCATTTTTATAAATCAACTAGTTTTTTTTTATTTTATTAATTTAGTTGATTATGATCTTCTATAGGTTATAATACAATTATGAAATACTTATCTACTAAGGTTATACCCATGGGCAGTACTGCTTTTCGTCAATGGAAGGCGTATAGTCATTGCAAATTTATTCACGGATACCGTTTACAATGTAAGTTATGGTTTTCAGCTGATGAATTAGATGACCGTAACTGGGTATTTGATTTCGGTGACTGTAAAGATATTAAGACAGCTTTAGAGGATCAATTTGACCATACTACGTGTGTAGCTGCAGATGATCCAGAGCTTCATAGCTTTCAGCATTTAGCTGACCGCGGATTAATACAACTTCGTATTATGCAAGATGGTGTTGGAGTCGAGAGAGCGGCCGAGTGGGTATACAACAAAGCAAGTGAGATTGTTAAGGATAAGACGCAAGGTAGAGTTACAGTCGCAAAGGTTGAGGTATGGGAGCATGAAGGTAATAGTGCCGTCTATGAACAATCGACTAGCTCTGCAGAAGATAAAAGTAATGCAAAGCCTGATGTAGAAGCTGCTATGCGGACCGCAGCTGTTGTTGAAAATACGGTAACTGAAGTACCGCCTGCAGAACCTAATACCGAGCCTGGTCATCCCCCTAAGCAGAGAGTAACTCAGGGTATGTCAAATCCATTCGGTGGAACGAGCTGGGGAGAGTAATGAGTCTAGATAATGCTTACAATAGAGTACCTAAACATACTGTAAGCAGTACAGGGATGGGAGCCCCTATAACAAGAGAAAGAGACCCTCAACTCCAAAAACTTGAGA